CGTGATTGTTGCCGTTAAACCAGAATCCACATAAGTATTTGTGGCAGAAGTGACGGTTGTGGTCGTTGTTGCTGTCACTATTTGCAACACTTTCTGGCTTAGAGTAGTGTATTTTAAGCCCGTTGCTTCTGAGGAATCCGCCGTAAGGACTTGTCCGTTTGTGCCAATGGCAAGGCGTGCATCAACTGTTGAGAATGTAAAGAGATCGCCCTTTGTTGTAAGTGGCGTGACATCTGCCGTTGTTGTCCAGGCTGGAACGCCGCCGGAGACTGCTAAGACTTGGCCATTTGATCCAATGCCAAGACGAACGTTGGTGTTGGCCGTAGCTGATGAATAGGCAAGATCGCCAGATGTCGTTCCCGGTTGCAATGCCTTGAGTCGTGTGTCCACACCTTGCAAGGCGACGTCAAAGTCTGCCGGCAAGTCTGTAACTAGATCCGTTGATGTAGGCAGGACAAAGCCATAATTTGTCGTTGGATTGGCCATATTTTCTCCCTTTCGTTATGAGACTATTGTGGCATATTCCCACGTTAAAGTCGGCGACACGGTATTCCAAGCCTCATTGATTGGCACGTCATTCCAGCGCATTGCTTGGACTGAGTAGGCAAGTGGCGACATGAGCAAGGTGACATCAAGCTGATTGAAAGAGGCGCGGAATGTAAAGCCCTCGACGTAGCCCTGAAACGTGCCGGCAGCCATATTGGACGGTAGGTTATTAAGTGCTATTGGCTGCCCCATAAATATGCCGATAAGTGAGTTACGATCGGCATTGTCGAGCTCTGGATTGGTTAGGGCAAAGGTAATCGAGTCAAAGATTGGCTGAGGATAGGCTCTCAGCGCAAGGTAAAAAGCCGCTTGATCCTCGGCGTCGGCCTGATGCTTGATTGTTGTTGTGATTATCTGAGCAAGCTCGCCATATAGGCCAATAGATGCCTCATCTCTATCGCTGACCTCACTTGATGAGTTTGTGTCGTATTTGATGGTGACGTCATTGCGTAGGTCGCCAGCTCGTGTCTTGATTGTGATGCCTCGACCAAGTGCGTGATTGGCCGTGAGATCTGTGTAGCCATTAGCGGCAAGGTAAGTCGTTCGATGTGTCGAGTCTGCGTAGCCAATTAAACCTTGCGCGTCCTCGTAGATGTAGCCAAGCCCGGAACTGGCCAGAGCTGCAACTAGGTCATAGACCACCGTGCGGCTTGAGGAGCGATGCGCAAGCTCATAATTGCCGGGCTGATCAATCTCGCCCAATCCTGTGTTTTCTGCTCCTGCCCAATCCTCGGTCGGATCATAAGTTGCCCAAGTTAAGGCCGCCGGTACTTGCTGCCATTGAGCAAAGAGGACTTCGCGCAAGATGCTCTCTATCTGGTCGCCCTCAAAGTCCTGAGTCAAGACGCCATTTGTAAGTGCCTTTTGCAGCCTTGCAAGGGCTCCCAGAGCCGTGATGGTGACTTCCTGTGTATATGCGCTAGATCCGACCTGCGAGACGCTTACAGAGACGTCCACGACCGAGCCGCCAAAGATAGGCACATAGACCGCCGACGTATTCTGCACCTCAATGCTCAGCGTGTCATTGATCTCAAAGTCAATCGCGGCTTGATTAAAAATGATGAGAGTAATCGAGCAATATCCGGCTTGCGCCTGTGTGTAGATATTCGTCCGACCTGACGTGATTGTTAAATTGGCAAGAACTGAGTCAGTTATATCAACGCCAGCAACCTCTACGCGCCAGACTGGAGCCCACTGCGTCATGCTATTGCGAGAATGTTGTCGCCGCCGCCAGTGCCACGAAAGAATGAGTCATTGAGCACGCTGACAATAGTCCGAGCCGTTCCTTCGGGATCGATTGCGCCATTGACTGTGACGTTAATGTTGGCGGCATTCTGCGAATCGGTGAAGCCGCCGCCAGCCCCGGCAGCTATCCGTGCCTCATTTTGAGAGTCTGTAAAGCCACCACCTGCAATGACTGCACCAGCCACGGCAGCCGCTACGCCGCCACCGCCGCCACCTGATGATCCTGCTCCGGCAGTAACCGTCGGAACGACAATCGTTGGAACCACCGCAGTTGATCCAACGGTGGGCACTGTCACCTTTGGAATGTTGATTGATGGAGCTGAAATAGTGCCGACATTGGGCAAGAATGGGATTGAGTTATAGACGCGAATGAGTGCATTGATGCCTGCAACGGCTCCGGCAATTAGCGAGTTAAGACCGCCCACGACTGCACCAATCACGGTGATTACTCCGCCAGCGAGCTGACCAACGGTCTTAAACGCATTACCAAGCACATTGACCAAGACTGGCACGACATAAGTCTGAATGAATGCAATGAATGTCTGAAATTCTTCTTTGTTGGCAGCTATCGCATCAGTAATTGGCTTAAAGAATTGAGCGAACTTGCCTAACGCTGGCACGACCTCATTGACCACAAACTCGACTAGCTTCTGAATGATTGGCAAAAGTTTTGCACCGACCGATTCTTTTGCTTCGTCAAATGTAACTTTAAGGATTTGCAAGCGTCCGGCGAATGTTTCGGCGTTGGCGGCAGCGGCTCCGCCAAATACATCAGAAAGTTTTGTTGTCACTTCTGTAAAACTCATAGTTTTTAATTCCGCAGATGTATAACCAATATTTAACTTGCCAAGAGCTGCCGTGTTGCCGTCGTATGCCTTTCCAAGAGCGTTAGCCACAGTTTCTAGCGGAATTTGTTTTTGCTGACTTATATCTAAGGCAAGAGTAAGAAGATCCTGCGCCTTTGTGACATCGTTTGTTGAAAGAGTTAAGCGCGATAAAGCTGGACGAAGTTGATCATCTGTCACACCTGTGGCCAAAGATGTTTGCAATATCTGCTTTTCAACCGATGCAATCATGGTATCGGTCGCGCCAGTTGCATTCTTTAATGCAGTGGCGAGTCTGACTTGCGCCGCTTCATCCTCAATGGCGGCCTTAACTCCATCGACTGCAAGCTTGATGGCATAGGCTCCGGCGGCTGCGGCTGCGGCTGCAAAGGCGACACCTGCCTTTTTGCTAAAATCTCCTAGCTTGCTAGATGAGTTTTCTACATCGCTATTGGCACTCGTTAGCGACTTCTTGAGTTGATCGACATCGGCCAGAATGGAGAGCTTGAGCGTTCTACTTTGTCCGGCCATCACCACTCCTTCAATATCTGATCAAACGCATTTTCCCACTTGGCAATCAATTCTGGCTGTATTTCGCGCAGTGTCGGATAAATGAACCAACCTGTCGATCCACGACCAGTTGAGCCCGACCAGATTGGGAACTGCTTAAACTTGTTAGATCCAAACTCATTTCCGCCCCAGAGTTGTTGCGTTGTGCCACCACCGGAGAACTTTTGAGCTGCAAAGCCAAAGGATAGCTCGCCAATCTTTGAGGACTTAGAGACCTTTGCACCTTGAGCAATACGATCTGCCGCCTTGCCTCTAGTTACGGCTTTGCCTTGAATTTTGCCTTTTGCGAACTCTGCCAAAGCCGAGGATTCTTGCTTGGCCTGTATTGTGGCCTCTTCGCTCATGCCCTTTGCATATCCGGCTCCATATTTCTATTTTACTTCAGCTCTTGTCAATGCAGACATAACCTTTCGCCCAGTCATTCCGGGGGGCATTGCCTATCTATCCGGGGCAGATGCGGCCACGCTTTACGCGAGTACCGACGCAGTCGAACAGGCGGTCACCATCGTCAGCGTTGAGATATTCCAAAGCGTGGTCGCTCCCGGCGGTCAAATTGAGGGCGTGGACTTTACGCCAAGCCCGTTCCGCATGGGCAGATCACTCCAAAATCGTGTCATCGGCTTGCTCGGTAATTACGTCGATGTCTCAACAATGGCCATGTGATGCCTACGCCAACAACAATTGCAATCAACTGCCGCGGCACATTGGCAACGGCCTTGGCTAGTGTTACCGCCTCGGTCTATAGCTCACCGCCAGAGGCAGTCATTCCACCAGCTTGCGTAATTGTTCCGGATTCGCCCTATTTGGAAACGACTACAATCGGCAAATCTGCGGTTCGCGTGAAGATCAACTTTGTGGTTACTGCGGCCGTTGCCTATAACAACACGGCCGGAGCACTGGATAATCTTGAGCAGCTTGTTATTAGCATCATGG